GTGTCATTCATCCGGGCTTCGATAAGCGGGATGATGGCAGCGTCAGTCTGGACTGCGCCTTCCATACCGAGGAAGGGCACGGGCGAGATCATCAGCTTGAGGTTGAACTCAGCGTTGAACGCACCTTGCTGAACAGCCGGTTGAGCAAACGAACCGGAGTAGTCAGACCACTGTGCGTTGACGAACTGAGCGCCTTGCACGGGAACGGTGACAGATGACACACCACCGGACGCCTGCTGCGAGTTGGCAATCAACGCCGCCAGCAGAGGAGTCGAGTTGTAGATCTGTACAACCAGCTTAGGGATAAATGCCCGGCGGGTGACGTAAGTAAGCTCGGTGTACTGAGTTGAGCCACTTGCCGGGATAATGCCGCCACCAATAGCCATGGCAAAATCCTTTCTAGTTTAAGTTACAGCCCGATGGGCCGGTTCCGCTTACGCAGATCGTTGAGAGCCTTTGCTGCCTCATTGCGTGCGGCAGTAACAGGATTCTTCCAGTAGTTCGACAGGTCAAACTTACTGATCGTGGACGGGTTGTAGGCGCTCGGCGTGGGCGTTGCGGCCTGCTTCATCCACTGGTGATATTCGGCAGCGGTCTCATGGTTGGTGATACCGCGTTCCAGCATGATCTTCTCGACTTCACCAACGTCATCTTCCGAGTCAATCAGACCCTTCTTCATCAGCGACTGACGCCGACGATCCAGTTCTGCTTGGGCATCTTTTTCCGCGAGCTTGGCTTCCAGTGCCTGCACCCGTTCGTCAGACTTGCTGACGGCACGGTTGGTGTAATCCTCGATGTCGAGTTCGGGGATCGGCAGATCCGGCTTGACCTGTTTGGTCATCCGCAGGAAGTCACGGCGCGTCTTGGGGTTCTCGGCCAGTTGCTGGGCAAGTGCCGCGAGTTCATCACGCGCGTCCGGGGACAGATTTTCAAGTGACATTAGATGACCTTCTTGCCGTCGCCGGGCTTGTTAACTGCCATCCGGTTCTTGCTGACTTTGCTGGCACCGGACAGACCACCCAGTTGCGAAAAACGCGGGGTGTTGTAGATCGGGCCGTTCATTTGGTTGTTGTCGGTCGGGCGACGGGGCGAACCAGCACCACGGGGTTTAAACAGATCCATGATTTATCCTTGCATGGGTTGGGGAGCGCCGCCTGCGGGCGGCATACCTGGGGCACCGCCACCGCCCATCATCGCCTTGACTTCAGGGCTCTGACCACCGGCTTGCGGAAGTTGCTGCATCATCTGAAGAATCTCAGATTGCTGTAGTTCGTTGGTTTTGCTCTTACGCGGGCCAAGCACAGCATGAATGGTCTTCAATGCTGCCATCACCTTCTGACCTTCTTCTGACTCAGACCCGAGTGCGGGGAGACTTTGTTCCAGAAGGTCAAGCGCCATGCTCAGGTTGATGCGGGCGGCTTCTTTGCTGCCCATCTTATTTTCCGGGGTGGACATTGGGCCTGCGCTGGGAGCGCCGCTTGCATCCGACATCGCGCCTGCTGAGGAAGTCGGGCCACCCTCACCGCCGGGTGCACCACCTGCGCCGCCTTGCTGGCTACGCATCATTTCCATCAACTTATCTGGCGGAACGCCCATATAAACCTCGGAGGAGTTGGGCTGTTTTTACTTTACGTGAAAGTAAATGTCAAGAGGTGGGGGGTATTTAACCGAAACCCCCCAAACGGAACCCTGAGGGATTACTTGCGGCCTTTACGGCCTTTGCGTGCTTTGCGAGCCATGATGGTTCTCCATTTGGCGAGCGGCCACTTATAAACCGGAAAGCAGCCATACCGGGTAAAACTTAGCGGCGGGTCTTGCGACCGCGTTTGTATGCACGTTTCATGTTTTTACCTACGAATGTAGTCGCGTCGAGATTGGCGGGTGCCGATACTGTTTTTAATACTTGGCGCTCTGTAAGTCAAGGCTGGTGTGCGAGTCGCTTTATCCGCTATACCGCGAGCGGACATATTCGGCTGATCCGGTCTGCTGGTAGGCGGTTGAGAGGCTTTCACGTTGCTACCTTCAGGTTAGGCGGGGTACCCGGTTCTGACTTTGCCTTGGGTTCTTCTTTCTTGGACTGCTCTTGCTGCTGTGCCTGCGCTTGCTTGGCTTCAAGTTTCTTCAGCCGGTCTTTGAGCAATTGTTTCATAGGCGGCTCAAGCAAATCAAGCAAAGACTCTTTGTCGATAACCTGAGCTTTAAACAAGTTGAACGCAAGAGAACGCAAGTCCTCCATAAAGATAGGAGAGTTACTGTGAGCGTCAACCTTGACTACAAAGTCTTTAGTAAATTGTTCGGCAATAAACTTGTGCCCATCAATATCCGTGAAATGCGTATCGTCGTACTGCTGCATGACTTTCAAATACAGCGTTGCAACTTTCTCAAGGCTGTCTTCAATAACCAGCGCCCGTTTTTTGGCACGGCTTGAACCAAGTCTTGCAAGCTGGCTGGCATGGCCGCTTGACCGGACGCCGCTTTCTCCCTTGCCTTGCAGGACGTTGCCGATACCGGATGCTTCTTCAAACATCTGGTCGATCTCTTTAATCTCGGAGAACAGGTCTTGCGGCATATTCGGAGCCAGCCGCTCTACCTTGCTGTTTGGCATATCGGATGCCAGCAGACCGCCTGCACGGTTCAGCGCAAAGTTCTTCTCATCCATGATCCCGACAAAACCTGACAGAGCAGTCGGCGGGTTCACTTGTTTTGATAGCAGATCAAGGATCTCGGTCATCCGCTTGTTGCGAAGCTGCTGGAGGAAGACGAGCCGGTTTACTTCAGACTCGCCCCAGAAGTAGTCGTACAACGGATTGGGGCAAACTTGAATGAACGGCAGTTCACCCTTAAGGAACATCTTTTCACCAGGCCGGTCGTAGATGATCACATCCGGTTCTGCCTTGGTGACTACTTGGTAGTCTTCAATCTCATCGTTCCAGACCCACAGCTCGGTCATCTCGATTGTCTCTTCTGCAACTTGCGCTTTGTAGCGGTTGCTGCCGTTGAGATCCAGATTGACGTTGCCGTACATGGTCGGGTTGACCTGCGACATGATCACGCGGTCTAGGCCGGTCGCAACGTCTGTGCGCTCATGCTCCATGGCAGACACACGCTTGACGATGCTGTCGCGGTGCGGGTGAGCAAAGAGGCGCGAGTACAGATCCGACTTGGTGATGTAGTAGGTGTGCGTGAGTGCTTCTTGCCGGTCGGTGTATGCCTGATCCTCGCGCAGCACGCCTATGCAATGCGGCTCAACAAGGTAGGGGTGGATGCCTTTGTTGTAAACCAACTTGATGAACGTGCTGTTGTAGACCAGCGCCCACTGCGCGGCAGATGAGAACACTTGGTCGGCATTGCTGTTAAGCCACTCATCGTTGAGCGCCTTGGTCAGCGTGGGTGCTTTCTTATATTCAAATTCTGGAACGGCAGCGCCAAACAGGATTGAGAACCGGGTGGTCTCAGCCGAGTACAGGAAGCTGGTCAACTGATCAATGTGAGGATGGATCTTGTTGAACAGTGCGGGGGCTTCGTCAGGGCTGTTGCCGAATAAATAAAAAGAGCGCAGGTTGTGATAATCGCCCTTACGCTCTTCTTTTGAGACTTGGCACTTCCGCATCAGATCGAGATAAAACTCTTCCCGATCTAAATCATTTTTTGGGATTCTCATTTTATCTGCAAGTTCTCATGGTCGTTGGTGACAATCCCAGGCTTAGGCCCGGAAGTGATCCCAGCGTCACGAGGATTGATGCCTGTCGCTTCACCACGGACGCTCTGGGCGGCTTTGCCTGCCATGATAGCGCCCATGCTCATGCCACGGAAGCCCGCATCGCCCCAGATTGCGTTATCTCTGGGATGAAACTGCTGCTCGGCAAGATCTCTGGCTTCTTTCTCTTCCCGGCTGTTGTCGTTGTTGCGTGTGATGTAGCCAGTTTGGTGATCACCTTCGCGTGTGGACTTGATATCGGTCATTCCAAAGTCTCTTGCCAGCCCAGCAATGTTTTTGTCGGCATTTTTGGTGGCATCTGACTTAAATCCGACAGGTTTCAAGAAAACCAGCGAAAGTTCGCCCTTACAGTGCTTCATAGGGCACTTTTCCTGCATTGACTCGAAAATACCGTGTTCTGAGCAGTAATAGTCGTGCAAAACGGCCATTTCAGTCCTTTAACGCTTCATCTAGGGTTGTATAGCTGTAATCGTGCCTGTTTCTCAAGCCGATATCCATTTTGATGCCGTCAGGGGTCACTTTCAGCCCCATATGCTTCATCAGCGGGACTTTCTCATCCTTTTTGTACGCCGGGAACTCTCCAGCGGCTTTAGAACGGAAAACCCCGATCCTGCCTAGCTGCCAGTCATGAAAAACCCTGCCGATACGGATTTGCATGGGTTCTGTCAGGGGTTTGTCCTCCATGATGAAAACGTGGTACAGCAAGGAAGAGTCGCAGCCGCACATCTCAGCAAACTTGGGCACAGAGATACCCCTGTCGGGGTCTTTGATGAAGCGTTTAAGCTGCTTCTTTAATTCTGACTTCGTGAACATTCTTCTTTTCCAGCAAGAAGATCAGATATTCCTCAGGGACATCGTGATCCTCGGCTTTCAGGGTGAGTTGGAACTTGTCCACCATCAGCGCATCAAACCCGGCACGGGCAAAGAGGAACATCCACATGGTGATGCCAAGGATGCTGTAGTGATTGGGGTTGGCCTCATGCTGGCGCTCGCAGTCTGGTGCCGGTACTTCAACGTACACTTTTCCACCAGGCTTTAGAAGCCTGTTGAATTCGTACAGGGTAAAGAGCGGGTAGGGTGAATGCTCAAGAGCGTGCCTACACCAGATCATGTCTACCGTTTCGTCTTCTACTGACGGAATGTCAGAAAAATCAGACTTGATAACGGTCATCCCCTTACTTTCAGACGCTTTGTAGTCTTCGTCAGACAGGGTTACCCCAATCGTGTTGGTATAGCCCATCTCAGCCATCTTGGTCTGGAAAGTGCCGTAACCGCAGCCAACATCGAGGATGGCAGCGTCTTTGTGCAGTTCCATCAGCGGAACGTACTTGTCCACCATCTGCGGGATAAGCTGAGTGTGGAAGTTGTTTTCTTCCGGTTCTGAATAAACGCTTGCAAGGGCCATGGCATTGAAGCGGTTGAATTTCTCAATTTGCATCGTGCAGTCCTATGTGTTTGAGGTAATCGGAAACGTTACGGTTCATGGCAATCTGTTCTGGGGTCTTGTCGTCTAGTGCCTTGCTGGAACTTCTGGTAATCCTGTTCATAATCAACCGGGGCTGTACTTGCTCTGCATAGGCCACGCAGGCAAGGGCAGACGCGATCACCCGGTCGTCTTTGTTCCTTCCAGATGCTTCGATACTGCCGCCGTCTCTAACGATGGTCTTCATCTCTTCGATGAGTTCCATGCTGAAGACGTTCATCATCCCGCGCTCGAAATAGTCCTTCATGTAGGACAGCATTCGTTCTTTGCTGGACTGGGTTGTCAGGTAGCCCATGCTGGAACCTGGCCCCGTCATCGAGTCGTTCCTGCGCCAGATGTAGTTGGTCATGCTGCCAAGTACGTCCATAAGGTCTTTGCCCATCTTGTTGTTCATGGAGACCGCCATGCGCTTGAGATTCTGTAGTTCGTTGATAACCGCCTG